AGAGACGAAACCAAAGACATGACTAAATGGATAATACTCTTAAGCCTGTTGTCACCCGCAGTAGCAAGAGCAAACACTGTCACGCCCCAGTTCACAACAGGGTCGATGCAGTCAACAACGACAACAACTCAAACTATAACAGAAGAGATAGTACACGAAGTAGAAGGAGCAGAAGTAAAAACTTGGTCTGGTACAAATGTTACACCAAGTGCTGCGATTGGTGCAGACGGTACAACTTATTCAGTAATAAACAACGCAACCGAATGGGATCTACAGATCACCACGAGAGACGCAGGCGTAATCGAAACGATAACAATAGACAGAACAATAGAAACAGATTCTACTACAAACTCTTACTCTATCTTTGCACAATAAGTACACCTGTATTTGCTGAAGATACAAATGTCAGCAATCCTGTAGCTGCTGCTACTGGTAACGTAACTAACCAAGCTGTACAGTTTCAGAACAATGGTGCGTCATCACGTCAAATATATGGACCAAACATACAATGTAATGGATCTACAATGACGTTTAGCCCTTTTTATATGGGTAATCACAGCAAGCCATTTGATGAGTTTATGCAACCTTCTAGCTACACCCTAGCAGAAAACTGGGGGTTCCAGATTAATTTTATGGTTCCTCTAGATAAATCAGGATATAAGCAGTGTAAAGAAATGGCAACAAGATACGAGGAAAAGATGAAGCTCGAGTATGAGATTACACGAGCACATAAATGTGCGGACTTAATGAAGAAAGGTTTTATGTACAGACCTAATACACCTAATGCAAAGATGTGTCAGGATATTGTACCTATAGTCAAAGTTAAACCGCCTAAAGAAAACAAAAAATTTAAACTATTTTAAAACTATGCCATCAACATTAGCATTACAACGAGCAGCAAGAGAAGCAGAAGCTAAAGCAAAAGCTGCTAAAAAGAAAACAACTAAAAAAGAGGAGACTAAATAATGTTAGGATTACTTAAACCACTTGTTTTAACAGGATTAAAAAGCCCTAAGTTTAAGCAATTTGTAGTTGATCTGCTAGAAAAGCTAGTAGAACAAACAGATAACAAGCTAGATGACAAAGCACTAGCTATAGTTAAAAAAGGACTAGAAATAGAATAATGGATGAACTAAAGAAACTACCTAAAAAAGCAACCGAAGAGAGTTTTAACGAGCTACACTATCTTGTTACAGAGGACTTTCTACGTAGAATAAGAAGCGGAGAAGCGACTACACAAGATTTAAAAGCAGCTTGCGACTGGTTAAAAACCAATGACATCACAGGTGTAGCTTTTGAAGGTAGTCCTTTAGATAAGCTTAACAAACTTCTACCTACTGTCGACCCTGCACTCGTTAAGAGGAAAGTATATGGCAAAAACGTCTGAATACTACAAGAAGAACCCAAAGGCTGCTGCTAAACGTAGAAAGCAACAGGCTAAATACAACAAAACAAGAAAAGGTCTAGAAATTAGAGTCAATGCAAACAAACTTAATAGAAAACTTGGAACATATGGCAACCGTGACGGAATGGATGCCGCCCATTATAAGGGTAGTAAAACCAAAGGCAGAAAACAAAAGCCATCTATTAACCGAAAAAGCAGAACTAAAAAATGACCCCATTACTACCTAACCCTGATTACTATTTACACAATTTAATAACGATGACAAGTTCAGATTCAAAACGGCTCTGGAGAAGAGCTATCAAAGAGCACTTTAATTGTCAATGCGTTTATTGCGGAGAATTTCATGAATTACACAACCTTACTATCGACCATGTACGCCCGAAATGTAAAGGGGGCAGAGATATTACGACGAATGTTGTACCCTCATGTCGACGATGTAATCAGGAAAAGGGTAGTAAAAACTGGAGAGACTGGATGAGGTCGACATTTGGTATTACAGACAGAGAACATGCAATTTTATCACACATTAACTAATGTCATTTTCAGAATATAGAGCGTCAGGTGGTAGGTTTGATCCTAAAACAGAATACGAACGTCTCTATCAGCTAAAACTACAACATGGTTTTACTGTTCCTGTTATGGAAGGCTATGAACAGTACGGATTAAAATATACAGATAAACGAGGTACATTAAATATAAACAACGCTGCATTTAATGGTGTTAAAGATTATAAATCTAAATTTGTTACTACTAAAACATATGTTAAAGGAAAAGGCTACGTAGGATTTGATTCTCGTACTGGTAAAGTGTTTGATGCTAAGACAGCTAAAGAATACATTGCTGAAAAGAATGATATAGCTGCAAAAGCATACTATCAAAAAGTTTATGGTACAGAAACTCCTGTAGCGGATATGAACTACCTAAACAAACTGATACGTAACACAAACCGTTTAAATCAAACTGTTAATCCTTTAAAAATTACAAGAGATATGACACCTATAGAAGGTGAAGAAGGTGAAACAGTGTTTAGTAAAGCAAATCAAAAGCGTATTAATACATTAAATAACGAAATAGCTGAAGCTAAAAAAGGTACAAGCTATGAGAAAAAAGAAAATGCAGAGCTAGAATATAAAATAAATCAGGCTGTTACAAACAAAGAAGAGGATCCAGTTAATCTTAAAGATGTTAGTGCAACTAGCGGTTACGTAGAAATGAGACGTCAGCAGTTAGAAATAGATAAACAATTTAATACTAGCGAAAGCGGAGTTGTATACTAATGGACGATGAATTTAAGAAACAACTGTTAGGAGTTACTACAGAAGTCGGTGGTGGTATTGCTACAGATGTAGCTACCACTCCTTTATTAGCCATGGGACCAGCTGGTATAGCTGCATATGTTGTATCTAACTTTGGTCAAGGTGCATACACTAACTATCTAGTACAAAAACATCTCTACGGAAATGAGAACATTAACTGGGGAGAGGTGTTAGGTTCTGGTGTTGCTGGTTCTATACCATTTATGAATATAGGTGCATCTGCAAAAGCTGCTAAGTATGTAGGTAAAGCTGGCTCTGTAAAACGTGGTATTGTAGGCGGTCTGGGCACAGCATTAGTTGGAGAACAAACACGTGTAGGTATTGACGAAAAGCGATTGTTAACTTTAAAAGAAAGTCTTTTAGCAAGCAGTATTGGTGGTACACTCGGTGGTGGGTTTACATCAATAGCTAGAAAAGGTCGACTTAATCGGCTACAAGAGATGCGTAGACGACGATCAAATAGTTTTATTGATAATGCAAATGTGTCAGATAACACTAAAACTAAACAAACTTTAGCGGCTGCTATTAATGATAGCCCGGGTAATATACAAAGACGTCAGATACTTAAAAATTTAGGTTATCTTTCTCAACCACGAAAACCTACAGAAATATTTTCAGCAGAAGATCTAGCTGATTTACAAGAAAGAGCATATCAGCATAGATTAGGTAGAGACGTCGATAAAAAAGATTTAATGAAAGGATTTAACGGATTCTTGTCTTATGTACGTGATGATGGCTTTGAAGATGTAGCTATTGTTGTTAAGAAAAAAAGAAACATTGATAAAGGTAATCCAGCAGCTAAAGAAAACTACGAAGTAAAAACACTGTCAAAGATTATGCAAGATATGCGTGTTAATACAAAG